CCTGTTGTGGTTGATGTCTTTGCATTGTATTTAAACAAGCTTGAAGAATAACCTGCTGCACCTGTGGCACCCTGAATACCAGTGGCTCCTGTTGGGCCAGTAATACCTTGTGGCCCCGTTACTCCCGTCGCACCTTGTACGCCTGTGGCGCCTGTTGGGCCTCCAGGACCAGTGGGACCTTGTGGGCCAGTAGCTCCTTGTACACCAGTTACACCTGTAGGACCTGCAACACCTGTTGCTCCCTGTGGACCTGTAGCGCCGGTAATACCGATTGAACCAGTGGGCCCCTGAATACCCGTAGCGCCAATAGGGCCGGTAGCTCCGGTAATACCGATTGAGCCGGTAGCTCCTGGGACACCTGTAGGACCTTGTACGCCAGTAGGTCCAGATGGACCAGTAGGGCCTGTTATTCCTTGGTCACCAGTGGGACCTGTTGCTCCTAGGTCTCCGGTTCTTGAAAATTCAATTGTCAGAGGACTGCCACCACCAGGAAGAGACCCAATGACATATTCGACTGGAATAATGTAATAACCCGTTGCCCCTGTGACAGTGCCTGTAATGCGGAAAATATTTAATGACGTGCCGCTGCTAGTGGCATCATTGATTGTTAAATAACCTTTTACTGAGGAAGAAGAATCATCCCACGAAGTAATCCACGCCGCTTGGCTAGTGTTGTTGACATCTGCATTATCAATGTAAATGGATGTAACGCTTGAGATTGTAGAGCTGTTGTAACGGAATACACCTGTGCCAGGGTCGGCATTAACTGTCGAAGTACTGAAGTTATAACGTACGCCTCCACGGAGACCTGTTGCTCCGGTGGGGCCTGTTGTTCCTTGTACGCCAGTGGGACCGGTTGTTCCCTGTGCACCTGTGGGTCCTTCGACACCGGTAGGTCCTTCAATACCAGTGGGACCAGTAGCTCCTTCTGGACCAGTAGCTCCCGTGGGACCTGTAATGCCTTGTGCGCCAGTAGCTCCTGTTGTTCCCTGTGCACCTGTCGGACCGGCAATTCCGGTGGGGCCTGTTGTTCCCTGTGGACCAGTAGCACCTTGAATACCGGTAACACCTGTAGGACCCGTTGTTCCTTGCGGACCGGTAGGACCTGTCGTCCCTTGAATACCGGTAGGACCTGTTGTTCCCTGAACGCCAGTAGGCCCTGTGGCTCCTCCAGGACTACCTGCTGGTCCCGTAGGGCCAATCATGGCATAGACTTTTTCTAGGCCACTGGCGTCATAGACATGCCAATTGCCTTCTTGATCTAGAACTAATTCTTCACCTGCGGCAAGCGCTCCTTCCCATACCGTGGTAACCGTTGTACCATCGGTATGTTGAACGTCTAACGTATTAGAAACAGAGGCTGATTCGTTTTTAAAGTAAAGCGTTCTTACATTGCGTTGAATATTCTCATCAGGGGATTCAACGATTGTCGTTGTTGTAGCAGAAGAAATAACAGTATTTTTGCGTTCGGGGTTGATGACACCATTGTCGTTATCGACATAGGAAGCATGCACTTCTAGCGATGCTGTACTAGAAGTAACAACCTGAATTAAATCTGTGGTGGAACCAAGGATTAGCACTGTCTTTCGCTCGTTGTTTCTATTTTAAAACAAATTATTAAGTTCCTGGTTTTTCACCAAGGGACGGACTGTACGCCGTGCCGTTCTTGTCGTACATGGTAAATCCACTAATTTTAATATAAGTCAGAGGAATATTAAAAAGACGTTGCAACATAGGCTGCATGTGTTGCGCTTGAGCGTTATAAGGCGGAACGTCCATATAAGAAAACGCTTCAATCGATAATTTACGTAGGCGTTTATCCTGCTCTTCCTGTGTTTGAGCAACAAGTTCCTGCTCCCAAGCGGCCATGCTTCCCGCTCCAACAGGAAAGTCAGAAGGCTCTGGAGGAAAAACGTCATCTTGAAAACGCATCGCATAGATATGTTTGCAATAACGCAACTCGTCTAATACAGGCGTCCAAAAGTCGCTTAATGATGTTATCTGAATTTGTGGTATAGCACTTGCATCTGTTTGCACGGTAACAGAAGAGTAGTCTTCGTATGACGGCATGCCTTCTGCCGCAGAGCCGCTTAATCCTGGATTAGTTGTAGACCTTGTATACAAAGCGCCAAATTCACTGTAAACACCTGGGTTGTCTCTGGCCGCCAAGATATTAACAATGTTTTCCGTTGTCACCGTATCAGGAAGAATAAATTCCTCCCCTGGGGCTACGATCTGAAGAATACGGTCAACATCGGCGTCTGTCATCAAAGCATTGTCAACCACTCCTGCATTCTTTAAGATCTCATAACGTCCAGGCTTAACACTGGCAATAGAAGAACGTGGAAAGGCGCGTTTATTACTAGCGCCTAAATTCATCATGTAACTGTATTGCCGATGTGTGAAATCTTGACATGTGCAGCAATACCTAGGGCCAGTGATAAAGTAACGTCCAATAGCTGGAGGACGTGTAGCCGGACTTACCAGTGCTCGATCGGGAGTAGCTTCGACAGATCCTGCTTTTTTAAACTTGAGGATTCCGGTTTCTTCATCAGTATCAACAAGAACAGCCTGAACGTATCCGTATCTTTTTTGTGTGGTTGGATCGATTGTATCCCGGTCGATAATCGTCCCATCTTTTGACAGGATTCGATCTTCCAAGACTTCGCCATTAAGTGCTTTTAATCCTTCAAGTCCTGTTCCCAAGTCCACATACAACGGAGGAGGCAGTTTGTTGCTCTTCGTCCAAACGCCATTTAATTTGACGTACCAGTAGTCGGCATCTTCTGTAACAGATCCAATATATGCATCGATGTTTCTTGTTTGTTTTGCTTCTTCATCGAACCACTGACCAGGATCCTCATAATCGTAAAGACCATGATCAAATGAATAGCGATTTAAAAGAGCAACATAGGATTTAAGTTTGTCAAAACGAACACTGCCAGGTGTTTTTTTACCGGCCCAGTGCATGCGAAACTCTTTGCTCCGCGTTGGAAATCCTTGAAAGTAGCCGAGGATATCTGGATACTCCGTACCCTTAGGTAAGAACCCTTCGGGAAACGGAACGGTGTACTTAAACCTATAAGAAAGATTATTTGTATAGGAAGAAGACGTTGCTATCTCGTAACCGCGTCTCCATCTCGCCCATGCTGATTCTCTGTTTGCAGCAGATAAAGAATCAGGAATTGAGCCCAAGGAAAACTCAGTCGTTATTGGTTTGACACCATTGACCGCAAAAGCTCTTGTGTCATTAAAACTACCAAAAGAGCTTCCACTCTTTCTAGCCATTTTTAGAAGAATCCGCCTTGAGCAATAACGTGAGCGCCAGGGTTATATCCCGAGATATTTGGACCATCTGGGAACACGCCCACATAAATACGGTCGCCACGTTCCAGGTAGATGCCCTTATTGCGGAGAGGGGCAGTCGAGCCAAGTCCAGTGGTCACACCCGCTTGTGGCATTGGTGCTGCTAATTGCGGCAGAAGATCCGAGCAATCGACCGAGCCGCTGTTGGCGGGAACGGTTTTGGCAAACAATACGCGGTAATCGCCCGATGCGGGAATAGGAGTCGTTGTATTACGCGTGTGGTAGAAAACAAAAGTAACGGCTGGGCGAGTGCCGTAATTTACACCGTTAAACGTAAAGCCACTGGAGGTACCACCCGAGTAGTGAAAAGCGGTATTTACGCCGGTAAGCGTCGTTGCTCCGGTGTAAGTGTAATAGCCAATACCGCTGGCGGGTGTGGTTGCAGTGATGACGCCAGTAGAGGTGACGTTAACGATTTGTCCGCTTACCAGGGAGATGACAGTTCCTGAGGTTGTTGTATTAACAACGTAGTCTGCTTCCCGATAGAAGTCATTGCGCGTGATCGTAATAGAGTCAATAACACCACCATTATTATTGTCTTCTTCCAGGGCAGCATCCATGTCCACAAGGATGGACGGTGCTTGTCCACCCTGCACAAACAATGTGTTTGTTGTTGCGTTACCAACAGTTTGCGTGGTTACACGCACCGTATCGAACAACGGACGGTCAACCAGAAGCGGCTGCTTATTCGTGCTAGTTGATGCCAAGGTTTTGCTGCGCTGTTACTGATTCGTTAATTCTAACGTGTTGTAACCGTATGGATTCATGTTAAGCAACCTTTCAAACGATTTGTTTGGTTGCGAAGGATTTAAGATTTGACCCATAATTTCTTGTCTTAGTAATTCACTGACAGATAATTCCTTGGGTTGATTACCGGCCATGGCTGACATAAAGCCTTGCAGGAAACCACCCGTGGATACGTCTTGTCCTTTTCCAGGTTGCTGTTGGGTTATTTCCGTATCAGCTGGAATATCACCAAGAACGCGTTGTGCGTTCTTGTAAAGATCTCCACCTTGCTTGAAGCGGGGCAAAACACCTGCAACGGAAGTTCCAAAAGAATCTTTAGCATTCAATGAAACGTTTGGATTTCCGCCAAGTACCGTCGCATATGCTCGATCAATACCCATTTGACCAGGTTTAAAACCACGGTCTTTGAAGTATTGAAGAACTTTAGGCATTTGGGCAGCCCTGGTTTGAGGCCCAGAGATGCCATAGAGTTGTTGTTCGTTTTGACCAAATTGAATTAAGCCTTTATGGCGACCGCCCGCACCCCCAACAATATTAGGATCCATGTTGGGGCCAGACTCAAGCGATAAGAATGCACCGAACTCATACGGATGCAATCCAAGCTCCCTGGCACCTCGGATGATTGCCATCCGTTCTTCATGTGGAAGAATACCAACTTTAGGCGTAGCCATAGCGTTTGATTTAACTTTCTCCTACCCAATTTGAGCTTGCTTTGAGACCAGGGATAAAAACAGCTTGTAATGCAACAACAAGGCTAAGTTTGGTCGCAAGGCGTTTGACAAAGTTGGGACAGAGAATCATGGGTTTAAAGCAACAACACTGGCCCCCGTAGATCAAAGATCTGTGTCCAGTAGGTTGGGCTTACATGCTACGCAATGCCAAAGAATTATTATTTTGCTTGATTGAGAAGAGCCTGGAATTTTTTAGACAGTTCAGGATCTACCTCAAGGCTTCCTGTACCATAGGTGGAAGACGGTCCAAAGGTCTGAACGGAAGGTAGACCTTGGGGGACGTTGACACCAGGGGGAGGCGTGAATGTGATCTGCTCAGGCATTTGATAGCCAAAACCTGCACGGGCTGCCTCTCCTGCCATGGAACCTTGAATGGCGTCATAACCGGCTTGACCAGGCTTGACTTTTGCTGCAAGCTTGGGATTGGCTTTTGCCCACATCTGCATGCCAATGTCTTCTGCTGACTGCACTTGTTCTGCAGTTGCGCCAGGTGCTACGGCCTTTAGACGAGCAGCCTCATAACGCTGAAGCTCAGGATCTTGTGCGGTAAGTTGAGCAATGCGAGATGTTTCTGCAGCTTGGGCACGTTCTGCTGGAGTGCCTCCAATAGGACGAAACCCTGAATCTTGTGTAAAACGACTTTGGGCACCAGGGACATTAAGAGCATTTAGCGTGGCGCTACTTCCTGTGCCATTCAGCGATTGCCAACCATAATTATCACCTCCCCAATAGACAGGTTTACCGTTTAATACGGCTTGTGTGCCAATAGGCCTTGCTCCTTTGGTGTTACTAGGAGGAGTTCCTCGGGTGCCAATGCCCGCTTGATTTAACAGATTTGCAGCGCCCTGAAGAACATTTTGACCGCCACGAAAAAGCTGCCCAAGTGTAAATTGATTGGCATAATTGTAAAGATCAGCCATGCTTACCTCCAAACCTCATGTAAATAAATGCGTGAACCAACAGCAGTGTCGGCAGGACCAGGTAATGCCTGGATGAATTCAGCACCAGAGCGTTCGTAACGGTAACGAGCCTGGAACGGATCCTTGTAGTTGGGAACGTAAAGGATGCCGGCTAAACGGTTGGTTTCGTAGAGATAAATCTCATCCCAAACCTTGAGTGCCTCTTTGGCATTACTGGATCGGATCGTACGATCAACGTCACCAGCAATACTCTCAAGGCGGGTAGAAGGCGAAGTGGCAACTTCAGTCTTCTTTTCAGCTGTGTCGCAGCGACCAATCTGAATAATGATCTTGTCGTAGAAGTACGAATCTGGGACCGTATTCAGTGCTTCTTCCAAACGGGCATAGTCACCCGCTGGCACGGAAACCGTGAAGTAGCCCAGATGATACCGGACTCTACTTTTATCAAAGTCGCTAAGCTGCACAGCTTACTTCCGTATGTTCTCAATTATAAATGATCTGAATTAAGCAAGATAAGGATTTGATTCAGAGTTTAAGAGTGTGTTGAATAAATCTGGAGTGGAGCTTGGTTGCGAAAGTTGTTGCACTAATTCTCTTCTAAGCTGAGTTCTAGGACTTTCTTTTTGCTGTCCTGCAAATAAAGAACCAATTAAATAACCCATCATCTGCTCTTGTTGATTAGAAACAGAACCAGGGTTTTCAGAGGAAATAGCTGGTGTTGATGCTGTTGGCATTACATCTGTTAGCTCGCCTTTCTCATTGACAGTACGACCTGTAGCAAGCCATCGCAGCTGTGGATCGGTAATGAATTTTTTACCAGCCAAAGCCAAATGCACATGAGTGTCGTGTCCTGGGTCGCCAGGGCCTAGGGCTTCGTTAAACAGCCCAAGCTGTTTTGCACGCCAGCTAAGATTACCAGTGCGTGTTTTCCAGTCCAGTTTTGGGCCGCCTTCGTATGCGGGGGCCATATCTGGGCGCCAATCAGTCACATCAATGGCAAGACCTTTGGGATGGTAACCCGTTGGGGAATGACCGCCACCTACACCACCAAATGCTGGATTTTCCGCTACACGCAACCCATACTGCTGTAAATATTTACCAACATCAACGATTGATCTTTCGGCCATTGTATGTTTTATTTTTTATTTTAAGACTAAAAAACCCCTGGAATTCCAGGGGTAGTTGCGTGTCAAACGCGAATTAAATCCGCAGACAATACCGCATCCCAATCGACTCTTTTAATTTGCTTAAGTTGTTCAAGATTATTAAACCTCTCACCCGATAAGGACATTTGAAGATCTTTAATCTCGCGGGCTGTTTTTAATCCAATACCCTTAATATGATCAGCGATCATTTGAGGAGTAGCTGAATTAATGTTCAAGCGGTGATCGGGTGGAAAAGTGCGCGGCTCTTCTTTTGAAGCTTTATCTTTTACTTGAAGAGCTTTAACTTTTTTTGTTGCATCTTCATCAGGTGTAAGTTCGGTTTTATAAGCGGTATAAAGGCGACCGTCTTGATCTTCGACCATGAACCAATCGCCGTTATCCCATTCGCTTACAACTTTGACTCTTGCACCTGTTTTTTTATGCTGATAAAGCATTGCTGGAAGAGTTGACATAGGACCAGTAGTAACCTGGTCCTAGTTTAACTTATTCAGCTAACAGTGCGGCCAAGGAGATAGCTGTCGATATCTTCGTAACCAGCTGCTTCATCTGGCTGGAGATAGCACACTTCAACCACGAAGTAACCGGTACGACCCGAGTTGGCATCGCCACTGGAAATGTACCAACCACCAGAAGTGCTGGTAGAAGTACGAGAACCGCGAGCCTGTACGGTGTAAGTAGTGGAGGAAGTGATCTGCTTGTAGATGTTATTCACAGCCACACCAGGAGCACCGGTAGCGGTCAGGAAAGGCTGAGCGCTATAGGCGGCAGTACCAGCGGCGAAGAAAACTTCACCAGCTTGATCACCAGAAGTGGTGGAGGTGAGGTCAGCCTGGGACACAGCAGCGCCTGCATCACCAGAAGACACCAGACCAGGACCAAAGGTAATGACGTTACCAGTGGCGGCATACACACCGGAAGCAACGCGGCCATCACCCCAGCCAGAGGCAACGGAGATGGTGGCGCGATACACGTAAGCAGGGATGGTGCTGCTGCCAGAGATCACCATGCCGGTAATGTCAGTACGGGTGTCGTCCTGGCGATAAGGCGAAGGAACGATCACACTGCCCGATGCCACAGCACCTGCACCAGAGGTGGCAGTCACGGGGACATAACCACGCTGCTGGAAGTAGCGATAACCAGGGACAGCCAGCACCGAAGTGGGGCCGCCCTTGGAACCATCGTTGGTGCCATTGCCATCGTTATCGATGTTCTTGTACCAACCGTTCAGAGGCTCAATCCAGTTACCTGGATAGATTTTTTTGGCAGACAAATAGGTCATTTATCTTTTCCTATGTTGTGAATTTATACGTTAGTTATCAAACCGTGCCGTCATCTTGCACAAAGCTGAATGCGGTCGTAACGAAATCTTTGTTCAGGATTTCGAAACCGGCATACAGTTGCCAGATAAGAATGATAAAACGGCTGAAATCGTCGTTGTTGTTGATCAGCACCTGAGCATTCGGGCCGCCAATACCAACACCAATAGACTGAGGACCGAAGAAGTAACCTTGGGCCACTTCACGGGAGGGGAAAGTAGAACCGCCGTCAAAAGAAGCATTAACGTTCTTGGTCGGGAAGTTGGTCGACTCGAAGAACTTAACGCCTTCAAACTGAACGCCAGTAGGCATCACGGGCTCACCAGCCAGGAAGTAGCCCTGACCAGCTTGGGGACCCATGTAGAAGCTGGCGTTGTTAGGCATCATGGGGTTGCCCATGTACATGCCTTGGCCAGGGTTGCCACTGTAACGGGCGATCTCACGGAAGTCTGGGTCACGACGCAGATGCATCATGAAAGTAGGATCGCAGATGCAGCGATACAGGCCATCACCAAAGGTGGGGACGTTACGCTTGCGGAGATCCTTGACAACGGTCAGCAGGTCAGTACGCACCTGGAACTGTTGAACTTCGTTGCCGTATTCGGTAGAAGTGTACGAAACTTGGCCAGAAGAGTTCTTGGTCTTACCACCAGCGAAGTAGTAACCGCCTTGAGTAGTAGAAGCGGCACCATTAGCTTCGGCCTTGGAAAGCTCATCAAGGAACACACGGTCGCGCCAGCGGCGATAGTCATCCAGCAGCGTGAGGCTACCGATCGACTGGTGGAACATGTTGAGGTTGCCACTATCCAGCAGAAGGCGCTGAGCAGTGATCAGGGTCTCACGTGCAATCTTGAAGGTGCTGGGCTGGGTAGGATCGCCCGGATCCGCAGGACCAGTGTACTCTTTCAGTACAACCAGCACCTTTTCCTTGGTGATGTTGCGGCTGTTAGCAGTACCGATAGTTTGGTCAGCAATACGCTCGCGGCTGTCCTTAGTACCAGGGGTACCCCAGAACTTATAGCGATCTAACTGAACGGTTTGACCGGGCTGACGAGTGAAGTCATGAACGACCACGGGCTCGACCGCCATTTCTGCGATGTACGCAGGGTGGGGGCGGTAGAGTTCCGCACCCAAAATCTTTGGAAAGTCGTTATCAATGAACACTTTGTTTTATCCTCCAGTGTCGCAGGAAGTGTTTTATCGGGTGAAAGATTCAGACATAGTTATGTCTTATCTAACACAAATTTTAGCAGTCCGTAATTTAATATTACATGTACTGCGTTGAAGCATACGGAGTTACACCGTATTTAGCGCTGGGTGTGTTGCTAGAAATGTACGGAGACTCCGGATCAATAGCACCGCCCTGTTGGAAACCAGGGACACCCAAGGAACCAGGAATCGCACCAAGGGCTACACCACCCAGGCCGGCGGTAAGCGCAGCAGCAGGAACAGCAGCCGCAGCAATACCTTTTTGAATATTACGTTCAAAAGGCGTTCCTTGTGTGTAGCCACCCAGTGCTGCCATTAACTGCTGATTACCTCCTGCGGCTTCAAGTTTCTTGTTAAGACTTGTAGCCATTTTGTTACGTAAGCCACCTTCGGAGCCTTTCCCCAATTCACTTAGAACAGCCCCAAGGATTGGACCGCCTCCTTCGCCAATTGCTTTGCCCGCGTAGGGCGCCATGTATTTACCAGCTAAACGTGCGCCAAGTAAACCAGCAGCTCCTCCAAGTGTTCCGCCAACTCCAGAAAGAATAGCAGAGCCTGGATCTTCATCTTGAGAAAGGGCATACCCAGCAGTGGCTAAGCCAGCCGCAGCAGGTACGCCGTATTTAAGAGCGCCACGCATGGCCTCACTCCATCACAAACAGTTTGTTTGCAACAACTTGAGGCTGAGCTTGGTTCAGGAGACGCCAGGCTTGTGCAGGATCTACATCCATTTGCTGCTTAAAGGAACCCCAGAAGTTTTCAGGCTGTTGGGGAGCAGAAGCAGCAGGAGGTGCAGGGAATTGACCCATCATGGGATTCACTGCTTCAGTGCGGTAGCCAGGGGTATCCAGTTCAGTCTCGCTTTCGTACACAGGGTACGGACCTTCAGGACCAAAGAAACGCAAGGTGTAATCGCTGAGAACATCAGGGTTCGTCAGGATTTCGTTGTAAGCCAGGTTCTCTTGGTGTTCATTGACCGCAAACTCGGCATAGCCTTCGATCAGACCCTTGGCTTGAGTGCCCCAGGCGACAGCACTATCCAGCATGCCTTCCAGTTGAAGAGCATAGTTATTCAGGATGGCAGGTGCTTCAACGCCGTATGCGCTTACCACGTGGCGGGTTTCTGGACTCCACTGGAGCAGATCCGCTACGTCCCCCAAGGATTGAACCGAGAAGGTTTGGGAAGAGTTGGGCGAGTACGTCTGGTTGGCTTGCCAGGTCTGCGGAGCCGATTGTTGCGTAGCTTGGCCTACTTGCTGGCCGTAGTTCGCCGGGGCGTACTGAGTCGGCGCTACTGATGGTTGACCCTGGAACGGGGATTGAACTGGTGCGCTCAGAAGACCCACCACCTTGTTGAACGCCGATTCCCACGGATTGCTGTTCGTTTCCGAGGGGGATTGGGGGGCGTACTGAGTAGGGGCTGATTGGTAGCTGGGGGCTGCCTGTGGTACTGCTTGGGGGTAGCTGGTACCCACCTGATACGCCACTGGAGCCGCTGCCTGGTAATTGCTGGGCGCCGGAGCCACGTAGCTGCTCGGAGCCACCGCTGCCGGAACTTGGCTCGTCTGTGGGATCGATTGGACGGTAGCGTCCTGCATAACTCATCTCCTTTTGTAAGGCTTCTAAAGTTCGATACAGATATGGCGTTAAATCCAATCTTGGATCCGCAGCCATCGGAAGA